GATATATCTATTGATAAGGTATCAGAGGGTGCTAGGGATTTTAGGAATATGTCTCTTAAAGACCTTGCAATATTTACATTATCAAGAAATGGTGAAAGCATGGATAGTCTTGCAAGAATGTCAGCAGATGAAGTTTATCAGAAACTTACTACTGAAAGAGCATATTTTTCTCCTGAGTCAGCATTTCCTGCGATATTAGATATTGCAATTAATAAGTCATATACAGAAATGTACACACATGCACCAGCTACATTTGACCAGTTTGTTAAGATTGGTTCTTTAAGTGATTTTAAAAAGCATGACAATTATTATGTAGCAGGGCCAGCAGGAGAGTTTAAAGAAGTACCTGAGAATGGAGAGCTTGAACATGATATTCCTAAGGATATAAGAAGACCTCAAAGACAGCTTAGAACTTATGGTAGACAGTTCTCTATGAGTAGAAAGGCATTTATTGATGATGATATAGGATTTATTACAACAATGCCGGGAAGATATGCAAGGTCTGCTAAGACTACTATAAACAACCAAGTTTATAAAATACTGTTTAATAATTCAACTATATATGACGGTATCGCATTATTTGATCAAGTACAGCATAAAAATGTATTAGCAACTGGAAGTATTCCAAGTGCAGATGTAATAAATAAGATGATATTAGCACTTACTATGCAACAAGATGAATTTGGAAATGCAATAATATTAAATCCGGGAGCAATTATAACTCCTGTCGGATATGCAATGGATTTATATAAAATATTCCAATCTGCAAGTATTCAGACAGCAGGTAATACACAGGCGGCCAATCCACTATATAGACTTAGAGATAAACTTAAGATTGTTGAAGATCCTACTCTTAATGCGTTGGCTAAAACAGGGGCAGCACCTTGGTTTATGATTGCAAATCCTGCTGACTTACCTGTTATTCAGATTGACTTTTTAAATGGGCAACAGATACCAAATATAAGAAGAATGGAATCAGCAGGATTGCTTGGTTATACTTGGGATATATATCTTGATTGGGGAATCAATGTAATGAATTATCGTGGAATTGTTAAGAATCCGGGAACTGTAATAGCAGATCCATTAGCTTAGGAGTAAGGAGGGAAGAATATGGCTACAAGATATTTAAATAAAGGTGAAACTATAAATTATATAAATAATAGTTCAAATACAATAAAATCAGGGAGTATTGTTAAATTAGGAACTTCAAGGATAGGTATAGCCGGAGCTGATATAAGTCCTAATGAACTTGGAAATATACATGTAACAGGGGTTTTTGAAATGGATAAAAAAGCATCTGAAGCAATAAGTTTAGGAAGTACAGTTTATTATACTGATGACGGAATTACTACAACTGCCGGTTCAAATATTCCGGCAGGTTGGGTAGTAGCTGAAGCTAAATCAGATGATAAAACTGTAGTGGTAAAGCTTTTAGGATAGGAGGGCTTAATGAAAGCAATAGCATTAAGACATATATTATATTTTTCAAAACAATATGCTCCCGGAGAAGAAGTTTTTATAGGTGATAGTAATTTTCTAAAAGCATTGGAAATGTCTGGAAGTGTAAAGTTAGTAGACGATGATATAGAAGATACAGATGTAAAAACAGATTCTGAATTTAAAGATGAAGATGATTCTAAACTCAAAAAGCAAATAGGGAGAAGAAAGTAGTTATGTCTGCTTTTAAGGATATTGTAAAAAAAGATATAGATGATATTTTTCTTGATTTTGATATATTTGGTGAGATTCATACAATAGATGAAAAAGAAATAGTTGTTATTGTTGATAATAATGAACTTCTTAAAAGAGAGGTTGGAAGAGATAAGGCTAATTACATTGACGGTATTTATCATAAACAAATATTATTTTATGTTAAGTCGGACGATTTAGGGGCTTTGCCCCGAATCGGACGTATAATGAGTTTTGATAATGAAGATATGAGAGTTGTGGATGCTGTAAATGAAACTGGAGTTTATTCTATAACCTTGGAGGCAAATAGGCATTGATAAGAATAAGTATTGATGAAAATAGTCTTTTAAGGATAAAGACAGTACTTGAGAGTAATGAAAAAAAGTCAGCTTATATACTTAGAAAAGTAGTTAATGAAACAGCTAAGAAAGCTAAGCAAACTATAATTAAAGCTGTAAAACATGATTATGATATACAGTATATGAAAAAAGATGATAAGGGAAATTTTCTCAAGGACAATCTTGAAGTAAAAAAGGCAACTTTGAAGAATTTAAATGCTTCTCTTGTAAGTAAAGGAAACAAGTTAGATGTTTCTAAATTTAAAGTAAATCCGAATAAGCTTTCAAGAACAAATGATAGACCTAAAGTATATAAGGCAAAAGTTCTTAAATCAAGTACTTTAAAGAAGATGCAGGTAGGAAATATGAAAGCCTTTTTAGTTAAGTTTGACAATGGGCATGAGGCACTTGTTCAGAGAGTTTTTGGAAAGAGGATTAAGACAAGGCTTGGGAAAGTAACAAAACATAATCAGGCATTAGAATCTCTATATACTGTTTCAATGCCAGAAATGTTTGGTGGGAAGCATGGCTACTTAAAAGTACAAGATGAAGTTGATGATATATTACAAGAAAATATTTATAAAGAGCTTGAAAGAGCTTTAGCAAATTAAGAGGCTTTATGAAAGGATTAACAATTATTTCATTGCAAGATGAATTAAAAAAAGAGTTGTACAGTATTTTAAAGGGCTTATATTTTGAAGATAATAATGGAAAACAGGTTGAAATAAATATTTTTAATCAAAATCTTCCTCCGGAAGTTGATGACAAGATACAAAGTCCCTTTCCCTATATAGTTATAAGAATATTAAGTGGAGTATCTCCGGTTGATGAACATAGTGAAGAAAGTATAAGGGTATTAATTTTAATAGGGTTAAGAAACTCTGACAAGAAATATATCACTCATAGAGATGTTCTTGGAATTATACAAAGGATTAAACAAAATCTACAAGTTAAGGGATATTTAGAACATTTTGTTTTAAGTAGTGATATTGAGTGGAGTCTAAGTGAAGAAGATGAATGGCCCTATTCTTTTGGTGGAATGGATATGAAGTTTAAGACTTTAAGCATAAACAGAGAGGATGATTTAACTTAATGAAGAAGAGTGAAGATATTATAGATAGTGGTTCTTTAGAAAAAGAGCTTAAAGAACCTGAAATAGTAAAAATTACTGATAAAAAAGATGTAAAAGGGGTTGTATATATAGGCCCAACTATTCCTAATGTAGTTGTTAAAAATACAGTTTTTAATAATGGGGTAACTCAAAATTTAGAAAGTTATATTGAAAAGTATTCATATATAAAGGCTCTTTTAGTGCCATTAGAAGAATATTCAAAGCTACTTGCTGAAGCACAGAAAAGTGGAAGTTCAATATTTAATTTATGTAAAAAAGTAAGAAAGGATATTGCAAATGGAAGATTATAGACATGGTATAAGGGTTTTAGAAACACCTACTGATACAGGGAAACCTGTAAGTGGAAATTCAGGGTTACAAGTTGTCTTTGGTACTGCACCGGTAAATTTAATAGATAAGCCTGAAAATTCAGTTAATAAACTCATTTATTGTGAAACTTATGAAGATGCTGTAAGACAGCTAGGATATTCAGAAGAATTTGAAAAGTATACATTGTGTCAGTCAATGTATGCAAGTTTCAAACTTTTTAAAGTAGCACCTGTTATTTTTGTTAATGTACTTGATCCTAAAAAACATAAGACAGTTATAGCCGAAACATCAGTTCCTGTTATTGATAAACAAGCAGTACTTACAGACACTGGTGTATTGCTTTCATCTATTACTGTAAAGAGTGAAACAACAAATTTAGTTAGAGATACAGATTATATACTAAGTTTTGATAGTAGTGGGAAACTTGTAGTAACATTACTGTCTACCGGGAGTGCATATAGTGCCACAAGTATTAAAATATCAGGGGAAAAACTTGACCCTAGTGCTGTAACTTCTGCTGATATAGTTGGTGGATATGATGCAGTTACAGGAAAAGAGTCAGGGATAGAGTTAATAAGACAAGTATTTCCTAGATATGGAAGAGTTCCGGGAACTATTATTGCTCCGGGGTGGTCAGATAAATCAGTTGTATCAGCTGCACTTCAGGGTAAATGTAGTGAATTAAATGGAAAATTCAGCTGTATGTGTCTAATTGATTTGTCAACTACCGTAGCACAGAAATATACAGATGTAGCTAAGGTAAAGAATGATAATTCAATATTATCAAAATTTGCTATTGCTTTATGGCCGATGATTAAATCTAGCGATAAAATTTTAGCTTATTCAGCTGTATATGGTGCATTGTGTGCATATTTAGATATAAATAATGATGAAGTACCGTCTTTATATCCGTCAAATAAATTACTTGATATAACATCTTCAGTTTTGGTTAATGGGAGTGAAGTTGTACTTGATGAAATACAAGGAAATACACTAAATGCACAAGGTATAGTTACTATAATAAATCAAGTTGGACTTAGAGCTTGGGGAAATAATACTGCTGCATATCCTGTAACAAAAGACCCTAAGGATAGGTGGATTGCTATTAGAAGATGTTTTAACTGGTATGCTAATAGTTTTATTATAAGATTTATAGAAAAGGTAGATGATCCAACAAACTATAAACTTATTGAAAGTTTTATAGATACTGAAAATATGAATGGAAATGCACTTGTTGCAGAGGGAAAACTTGCAGGAGCAAAGATTGAATTTAATATTAATGAAAATAAAAAAGAACAGATTATAGCAGGTAAAATTAGATTTAAAGAAAGAATTGCACCTTATACTCCAGCAGAGTACATAGAAAATGAGCTTTCTTTTGACCCTAATATGATAGAGAATGCAATAGGAGGTAACAGTAATGGCTAAGAATTATCCGACAACAATAAATGGATTTAACTGTTATACAGACGGAGATTTACTAGTAGGTGTTGCAGATGAAGTTACATTACCTGATTTTTCATCAACAACTACAACAATAACAGGGGCAGGGGTAGCAGGAAGTATTGAAGTGCCTATAATAGGATTTTTTGATGCACAAGACTTTGTTATACCATTTAGAACTTTAGTAGATGATACTTTTAAGGTTATGAAACCTAATAATATAGTAAATGTAACACTAAGAGGTTCAATTCAAGCATTAGACAAAAAAACAGGTGCAATAGGAATGCAGGGAATGAGAGTATCAGTAAGAGGCTATGTAAAAGCTTTTAGTCCCGGTTCTGTTAAAGTTGCTGATCAGATGAACTCATCTGTTACCTTATCTTTAGTATATATTTTAATTGAGGTTAATAATGATATTAAGATAGAACTTGATAAATTAAATTCAAAATTTGTAGTTGATGGTATTGATGTAATGGAAGAAATGAGAGGGCTTTGTTAATGAGTAAAGATATTAAAGAGTTAAAGAATAATGTAGAAGTTATAGATTCAGAAGTAATAGATATGTATACATTAAGTTTTAAGAAACCATATCTTTTTGAGGGACAAGAGTATAGTTTGGTTAATTTATCAGGACTAAAGGATATAACAGCAAGAGATATGATAGAGGGGCAAAAACATTTAGCAAAGTCAGGAGAGTTTACAGCTACTCCGGAACTTAGCCTTGAGTATATATGTTTTATTGCAGCTAGAGTAAGTGGTCTGCCAATAGAATTTTTTAAAGGGTTGCCGGCAAGATATGCTTTAGCACTCAAAAATAAAATAATGGGTTTTTTCTATGGAGAGGACTAAATCCTAATGACGGAAAAACTTTAAGAAAGAGTTGTATAATATTAGCAATGAGATTAAAGACAAGTTTAGATTTTTTTCTAGGCTTGTCTGTTTTTGAATTAAGTGAAATTATTGAGGAGGTTGTTGAAGTTGGCAAAAAGGAAAGAATATGAGTTAGCAATAAAAATTGCCGG